TCTCTGGCTATGGCCTCACGGGAGATATTGCTTCTGGCTTAAGTGCTCTTGCAGTACAAGGTATTGACGGAACAACTATCAGTAACATCTTGATGTCTCCAGACCCACAATCTGCAATTCAAGGATTAGGTCTTAATCCAGCAGGTGTGTCAGCAGTCCAAAGTCTTATCAATTCTTGGCAGACACGTTTTTCAGGAAATATATTGCGTCAACAAGCGGGCCTTAATGCCCTTGACCCTGCAACATATATTTCAACAGAAAACTCATACAAAGCAGTATTTGCTCAAGCAGGTATGACAAACCTTGCATCAGACCAAGCTTACATTGGTAAGTTATTTGGTGTAGATGTTTCACCAGCGGAAGTACAACAACGTGTCAATGCTGCTATGACAGCAATGCAGGCAGAAGACCCCACAGTTATTGCAGAGTTGAGGTCACAGTTTGGTTTGACACCAAGCCAGTTAGCAATGCACTTGCTTGATTCTAATTACTCTTCAAACATCATTGCTCAACAGGTACAAGCATCACAGATTGCTGCATCAGCATCTGAGGCTGGCTCAGGAATTGGCTTTGGTAATACAGGTCCTACAGGATTGCTAGGAGCAAACCAAGGCCTTACAGCAATGCAATTAGCAGGCATGGGCGTTACCCAAGCGCAAGCTCAACAAGGTTTCCAAAGTATCGCTCAACAGCAAGCAGGTATGCAGGCATTGGCTGCACGTTATAACAACAATGCTGGAGCAGTTGGTAGCGAACTACAAGCATCTACCTTTGGTACAACGGTTAATGGAATCAATGCTGCTCAAGCACAGCAAACTCTTAATCGCTTAAAAATGCAAGAAACAGGGCAGTTCTCTGGCTCCGCTGGAGTAGCAACTGGCTCACTCAAAGGTGCCGAAGAAGGCATTTCCTAAACAGAATCCAATAGGACCGACCAGCATCCTGTTGCGTATTAAGAGACTGGCAGTAAGAGCTAACACCTGTTCCCCTGCAGAATGTTAAGGCTTGCGACTAAACGATGAAAGGGAGTGCCACATGGCAAACCAATATGATGAAGACGACTTCGATGATGTCGAAGGAACAGAAGACCAGAATGGTCCAGCCCAACTCCGTAAAGCTCTAAAGCGAGCAGAGCGAGAGAAGAAAGAAATGGCTGAACAACTGGCGCAAATACAGGCTGACCTTCGTTCACGAAGCGTTAAAGAAGTATTGGCACAGAAAGGCGTACCAGATAAGGTCGCCAAGTTCATACCTGGCGATGTAAGTACGCCAGAGCAGGTAGACGCATGGCTATCAGAAAATGCCGACGTATTCGGTTTTTCAAAGCCTAGCGATGATTCTGCTCAATCTGCAGAAGTAGACAAGAACGCAGCAGCATACCAACGTATTAACGCTGCTACTCAGAACGCTAACTCTCCTAGCCGTAACCAAGATTTAATGGCCAAGATTGCTGGAGCGAAATCCATTGAGGACCTTAATGCGTTAACGGGTAACACTAGTCAGCGCTTCCGCAGTTAATTCAATCCATCAGCACTAAAACCTTAGAAAGAAGGTGAAGCAATGAGTAACGCATATACAGATACCTCGTCTGGCTCATTAGGTAATTACCTAGTCCAAACAGCGTATGACCGTTATGTGGAGTTCGCACTCCGTGCTGTGCCTCTCGTTCGCGATGTCGCAGACAAGAAGCCAGTACAGCAAGCAATGCCAGGAAACTCTGTAGTCTTCCAGATTTACACAGACCTTGCAGCAGTCACATCTCCTCTATCAGAGGATTCAGACCCAGATGCAGTTGCATTGGGTAACACAACACCGATTACTGTTACTCTTCAAGAGTACGGTAATGCATCTCTTGCAACTCGTAAACTTGAGTTGTTCTCACTCTCCGATGTTGACCCTGCTATTGCAGACATCATCGCCTTTAACATGGCAGACTCACTTGATACAGTTGCTTTGCAGGAACTTATCGGTGGTCCAAACGTTATCGCTGAAGTTGGCGGAAACCTTGTTTCAACCTATGGTTCTTCATATACCAATGGAACAACAAACAAGTCAATCCTTGCAACTGACACCATCAAGTCACGTGACATTCGTACTGCAGTAGCCAAGCTACGTGCAAACAAAGCTGTACCACGACAAGGCGAGTACTACTGGGTTGGTATCCACCCAGAAGTTTCATTCGACCTTCGTTCTGAGACAGGCGCTGGCGGATGGCGTGATGACCACAAGTACTCAGAGACAGGTTCTTCTGAGTTCTGGCCAGGAACAATCGGAACATACGAAGGTGCTATGTTCGTTGAGTCTCCACGTATGGCTAACTACGCTGACGGTACTGGTTCAACTGGTGCTACAGGTACATTCGGTACATCTTCATATGTTAACGGCACAGGTGGTGTACGAGTATTCCGTACCCTCGTTGCTGGTAAGCAAGCACTTGCAGAAGCAGTTGCTGAAGAGCCACATGTCGTCTTCGGACCAATCGTTGATAAGTTGATGCGTTTCCGTCCAATTGGATGGTACGGCGTACTTGGATGGAAGCGTTACCGTGATGCTTCTCTCGTACGTATTGAAAGCACCAGCTCAATCCACAGCTCTTAATCTGAGCTAATCGTGGGGGCAGTTCGCGGGCTGCCCCTACACCCAATAAGGAGAGTCATGCCATACACATTTACCCCACCCACAGTTGATGAAACTCCAGCTGGATTTGGTCGTCTATTCTGGCGCTACCGTATTGCTCGTGCAGATAGCATCCTTATTAATGGAACAGTGGTAACAAGACTTCGTACTCCTGGTATTGACCAAGTACTTGAAGCGGATTATGCCTATATCGGCGGGCATGTATATCCTATCTCAGATGCCGAAAGAACAATTTTAATTAACGCTGGTTACGGCGCAAACATTCAAACAGTTTAGGAGAAGCGATGAATACAGGACGTTACAACTTGACTGTTTATCAAGGCACTACTTTTCAATTGCAGCCAGTATGGAAAATCGGTGGCATCCCTGTAAACCTCACAGGCTATACGGCAGATATGCAAGTACGTTATGCAACCGACACGTCAATCATTGTTGAACTGTCAACCTCCAATGGAGGTATTACAATACAACCAGAATATGGTCAACTTACTTTGTACATTAGTGCCACTGATACAGCAGCCTTGCCTGCTGGCGTTTATCAATATGACTTAAATTTAACTAATACAAATGACGGTACTGTTTCTAAAATTCTTCAGGGGGCCTTCGTGGTGAGTGCGAGTGTGACACAATAATGACATCGACTCCAGACTCCATCTCAATTGTAGAAATTCCCGTAACCACCAATGTCTATGACATTGCTACAACTCAACTCGACATTGTTGAACTAGGTCCTATCGGACCACAGGGTCCACAAGGTGAACAAGGTCCAGGTGGCGATAGATATTATGCACTATGTCATAACTACTATCAACCTTCAAATCCAGGTGTTGGGTATGATGCAGAGGCAAGCCTTGTTGGTTTATCTTATAAACCTGGAGATACTGTTATTTTCACCTCTGGCAATGTTTCAGGGCTTGCTTTTTATGCCACTATTACTGCTTGCGACCCAGTGGCAGGAACTTTAAGTTGGACTCAAACAAGCTACGTCGGTGGAACACGTGCTGACCTTTTGTGGCATCTCAACCCCAGTGGCGCAACAGGTTTAACAGGACCTACAGGAGCAGGTGTTACAGGTGCAACAGGAAACACAGGAGCAACAGGTGCTACAGGTGCAACAGGAACAAGCATTACAGGAAGTACTGGAGCGGTTGGCAACACTGGGTCAACTGGGTCTATTGGATTCACAGGACCCACAGGTGCTATTGGACAAACGGGTAGTACAGGACAAACTGGGCCTACTGGACCGACAGGAGCACTGGGAGTAACAGGAGCCACAGGCTCAGGCAACACAGGTTCAACTGGTCAAACAGGCCCTACGGGAGCAGGATACTCAGGCGTAGCATCTCTTACAGCAGTAGCCATTGGCACAGGTTCACAAACATTTACCCTTGCAGGTAGCAACCAAGGTGCTTTCTTGGTAGGTATGAGAGTTCGTGCTGTTTATCCTGTAACACCAACAAACTACATGGAAGGTGTTATTACCTCCATCAACACAACAACATTAGTGTTGAATGTAGATACAACCAATGGTTCAGGCACATACAACATTTGGAACTTTTCTGTTGCAGGAAACATTGGAGCCACAGGACCTACGGGCGCAACAGGCGCGACGGGACCGACAGGTTTAACAGGACCGACAGGTTTAACAGGTGCAACGGGACCTACTGGCTCATCAGGAATTATCGCCGTCACGGCGCCGATAACAAACTCAGGCACATCTACTTCAGCAAATATCGGAATCGGTATCGGCTCATCCCTCACCACCTCAGCCAGTAACCTCATTGTTGATTCAACGGTTGTGCCGTATCTTGCTAATGCGAATACATTTACAAAAAATCAAATAATCAACACAGGCGCGACAACAAACATCGGGCTGATTGTCAAAGGCGCAGCAAGTCAAACCGCTGACCTTCAGGAATGGCAATCATCCGCAGCCTCTGTCCTCGCCAAAATAGACTCATCAGGCAACCTCTACGCCCCCACCCTTCAATCAACAACGGCTTCGACCGCTACCCTCACAACGAATGGGGATACGGGTGGGTTGCTGATTCAGACTTTGGCAGATGCAAATAAAGGTTTGATTATTCGCGCGAACTCAGGAACTCAAACGGCGAACTTGCAACAATGGCAAAATTCGTCAGGCACAGTTCTTGCCAACATTTCCAACGCTGGAGATTTGACCACAAAAACTCTAGTTGCAGTTCAAACAAACTCAGCTCAGAGAGTTCTTGCAATAACTGGTGCATCAGGGCAGACAGGCGATTTGGCTTGGTTTCAAAACTCTGCAGGTACAGTTTTATCTCGTATCAATGCCGCAGGTCAATGGCAAGCCTATCAACCAGCGCAACAAGCCCTCATTGTCAAAGCCGCGACAACAATCACCAACTCATCGGTCACCTCTGCCGTTGGTTCAGGTTCCGCTACTGTCTTTACCTATTCCGCAACATCTCAGCTCTTTACCGTCGGTCAAACCGTCACCACTACAGGCTTTACTCCGTCAGGATATAACGCGACGGGAACTATCACCGCTATCGGTACTGTGACCGCAGGAACGACCTACACCTTTACAACGGCGAACATTACAACGGGTACATCGAGTGGCACAGGAACCGCGACAGTTGCTCAGAGTGCGAATATTCAGGAATGGCAACAACAAGACGGAACTGTCCCCTCGGCTTTTGATAATTCGGGCAAGTTGCGTGTGAGAACTTTTGGATACCTTGCTGGTGCTTCTATTGATATTGGAACCGCAAGTGCTGGAACCGCTGGAATTGTTTTACAAGGTTCGGCAAGTCAAACGGCTGACCTTATGCAGTTCCGCAACTCATCAGGAACTGTCCTGACCTCAATCACCTCCGCAGGAACTATCAACTTTGCATCAGGTAACACCGCTACAACCGCAACCACAGGCGCAATCACCGCACCATCTCAGGTTGCTGGTTACATCACCGCACAAATAGCTGGAACTACGGTAAAGATTCCGTACTACAACAACTAACGAAGGCAGGGGAAATGATTCGAGAATGTGGATGTGGCAAACATTTTGAGGAAACCGACGATAACTATCCTCGCGGTGGTTATTTTTGGAGTTCTGAATGTGATGAAGTTACTTGTACAAGTTGCGGCAAAAACAACGGTTACAACGTTTCGTGCAAATGCTGGAAAAAAACAAGCGATATAAATTTGGCAGATTTGAAAGCTGTATTTGCGGCTTCTGATTTATCACTCAACTAACGAAGGCAGGGAAAAATGGCAATAGATTACGGCTCACTCCTCACAGATGACCAAAAGAAAAACATCCTCACTCAACGATTGAATCAATTCGCAAACGAGGCTTTCCAACATCAACTCAACGCTCAAGTAGCAGAGGCTAACAACGACACCGCAGGGGTAGATGCAAGTAACGCTGCTCTCGCTCAACTTGATACCGCGATTCAGGTTCATCAAGAGGCGTTGGCGGCGTTGCCTGTTTCAACTGACACCGCTTCAGCGTAAGTAAAAATGATAAGATAGCGCAATGGCAAGATTAAAAATAGCAGTATATTCCATTGCCCTAAATGAAATCAAACACGTTCAACGATGGGCAGACGCAACCAAAGATGCAGATTACCGCATCGTATGCGATACAGGGTCTACCGATGGGACGCAAGAAGCATTAAAAGCGCTAGGCGTTAATGTACACCAAATACATATTAAGCCCTGGCGCTTTGATGATGCCAGAAATGCAACTCTCGCATTGGTCCCACAGGACATAGACATATGTCTTATTCTTGATATGGACGAAGTTCCTCAAGATAACTTCTTTAATAAAGTTCGCAACAAATGGGAACCAGGAACTAAAACTGGTTGGATAACAATGGACACGGGCAGTACATGGCTTAAGGACAGACTCCACAGTCGTGATGGATGGCGATGGAAATATCCATGTCATGAGCATCAAATGTGGTATGGCAATGAGCCTATGAAGGAAGTACAAATTCCTGGTGCCAGTATCAAGCACCTTCCCGATGACTCTAAGTCACGCGGTCAATATCTTACTTTGCTTGAACTCTCTGTTCGAGAGTACCCTCACGATGCACGCATGTGGACATACATGACACGTGAGTACTACTTTCACAAACGATGGGATGATGTCTTAAGCGCTGCTAAAAGCGCATTAGATTGCACACCCGCATGGGATGTAGAACAAGCAGCGGTATGCCGTTGGGCAGCTGAGGCTGAGACCCAAAAGGGTAATAAAGAATCTGCAACTCAATGGTATGACAGAGGTGCAGAGTATTTGCCCTCAGGAGGCGAGCCTTGGTTTTATGTCGCAATGGATGCGTATAGGAATAATAATTGGCAGAAGTGTTTGGACGCTGCATTACGTGTGCTGGAGATTCCCCGTTCAACTCACTATTGCTATGAGCCAAGCATTTGGGATTGGCAGGCCTACGACCTTGCCAGTATCGCCTCTTACAACTTGCGCCACATCGATGAAGCGATTGTCTTTGCTCGCCATGCTGTTAAAGGCAAAGGACCAGAAACAGAACGTATCCAAAGGAATCTAGAGTTTTTTGAAAAGGTGAAAAATGACGTTGCATCAAAAACTAACACACCCTGAATTTGTTGAAGGTTGCTTTGGTTGCAAGTTAAGCACATTGCAGTTAAGCACAGGAGATGCTGGACGAGCTGATTCCATGTCTCAAAAGAAATGGGATAGAGAGTTGGATATGTACGCCTCTGCTCGTAAGCAAGGTATCCAACCAGCAGGAACAACAATGGGCGCAGTAAAAGATGCGCTTGAAGCAAGCGACAAATTAGGCAGTGCCTACAACGCTGACGTTATGCCAGCAGCAAAAAACATTACGAAGCAGAGCGCTTCAGCACTTAAGACAGTAGGAGATATCTAATGGCAGCAGCAAAGAAGGGAATGGGCTTCGCAGCAGCACAGAAGTCTATCTCAAAGAAATCAGGCGTACCTATGGCTAATGCAGGAGCAATTTTGGCATCTGCTACACGAAAGGCATCACCTGCAGCAAAGAAAGCAAACCCCAACCTCAAGAAGGTTCTATCAGCAAAAAAGGGCGGTAAGTAATATGTGCGTTGAATGTGGATGCAATAAGACAATGATTGGCAAGGCATCGGACAAGCTAACAGGCAAGCCTACAAAGTCACCATACGGTGAGTATGAAGGCGTTGGCGGAACTAAGAATAAGTAATTAACTTTTAAGCGAGGGGTTATAGATGGCAAACTACGGTGGTTTATCCGCAACATACCATGTGAATCGGTTGGCAGGCACCATTGTCAATGGTGTACCACAACTTGATTTTGATGGTGCTTGCATCCAATGGGCAACCAATGTTATTCCTGGTCATGGACAAACACGTGGCATCGGTGCATTAAATGCCATCTATGCCTATCGTAATAGCAATAGAAATTATTATGAAGATGTACCTGGGGTATTGAATTTACTTGCTGGTACATATGGCGTTGGTGAGGCAGAGGCTGCAGCAAGGATTGTGTCTTAATGGCTACATTTGCAGATATTATTGATGAAACAGTTTTGGCATTAACGGGTTATACCAACCGCCAAGACCAAGCAACTTTTCTTGTTTCAGACATTGGGTCAACCGACCTAACCTTTACTGTTGACGATGGCACAGTATTGACACGTGGACTCGTTGAAATAGACGACGAATTGATTTGGGTGGACTCATTTGACCGAACAACAAACACAGCAACTGTCCCCTCCTACGGCAGAGGATTTCGTGACACGCAAGCAACAACTCACTCCGCTGGTGCTCGCGTTACTATCGCTCCATCGTTTCCCAGGAGTGTAGTAGAAAGAAATATCAACCTTGCCATTGATGGTGTATATCCAGATTTGTTTGGAACTTTCTACACTATTTTCAATTGGGAAGCAGCACGTACTACATATGTACTTCCCGATGAAGCCGTTGATGTTATCGGAGCTTCATGGCAAACAATTGGACCATCACGTGAGTGGCTACCCATTCGGCACTTTCGTGTAGACCGTATGGCTAACCCCATTGTGTGGGGTTCTGGCAAAACTATTTCTATCCGTGAAGGAATCATCCCTGGTCGTCCTTTGATGATTACCTATACCAAGAAGCCAACATCTTTGCAGTACCAAACAGACGACTTTAGCATGACAGGTTTGCCTGACTCTGCGCGAGAAGTTATTGTCCTCGGCGCTGCGTATCGTACCATGTTGTATTTAGACCTTGGACGTGTGCCTGGACGTAGTGCTGAAGCAGATATGCAACAGACAAATGACCCAGTAGGTACAGCAGTCAACATTGCACGTGCTGTACAGCAAATGTATCAGCAACGACTTAATCAAGAAATACGTCGTATTCAAGAGCAGTTCCCACCACGCACACACTACACAAGCTAAGGAAAAAATATGGCATCTCGATACTACAGCGCTATTGCGCAAGATACTTCGCTCTCTGCAAATATCGTATCTTCTGATACTGTCATTACAGTTGGCGCTACTTCTGGTTTTCCATCTTCATTTCCTTATGTTCTAGCCATTGACTATGACATGTCAACCGAGGAGCTTGTTCTTGTTACTGCTGCAGCAGGGCTTACTTTAACAGTAACTCGTGGGTTTAACAACTCCAGCGCACAAGCACATACAGCGGGAGCATTGATACGCCACGTTATTGTGGCTCAAGACCTAACAGATGCTCAGAACCATTATGTATCGACCACAGGAACACATGGTGTAACAGGTGCCATTGTAGGTACAACAGATACTCAGACATTGACCAACAAAACTATTGACTATAACTCTAACACCATTTTGAATATCCCAGGGTTATCTTTCAACATAGCAGTTAATGCTTTGTCAGGAACAACATATACGCTTGCGCTTACCGATAAAGACAAACTTGTTACTTTCAGCAATACAGGCGCTATTACTTTGACAGTTCCTACATATGCCTCAGTTGCTTTGCCAGTGGGAAGTCAAGTACATATCCAGCAAGCAAACACAGGACAGGTAACAGTCTCTCCTGCATCAGGAGTTGTCATCAATGGAACTGGCACCAAGTTGCGTACTGAATGGTCTGCTGCAACATTGATTAAGACAGCAACAAATACATGGACACTCATAGGAGATATTGCCTAATGCCCATCCTTGGAATTATTGCATCTGCAGGTTCACATGGAAAGTATTGGATTGGCGAGTACTTCATGTCCTCGATTGTCACTTCTGAAAGTTCATCAGAGCCTGGCGTCTTACAAATTGATTCAAGCAATAACATATTTTGTAGTAACGTAGTTATTCATAGTACCATCAATTCATTTGAAAAATTTAGTTATGATGGACAATTTGTTTTTGATGAGACATTAGGAACGGCAAGTTCTAACATTGTAGCAACGTCAGCAATGACCATGGACTCTAGTGGAAACATTATCATCGGTGGAGCATCGCAAACTTCAGGTGGGCAGTTATTACCTTTTGTAGCAAAGTATTCTCCCGCAGGTTCTTTGGTATGGCAAAAGAGTTTTACCAGTTCCAACATTTCAGGTTCCTATAGTTCAGGTACGGTATTAGGAATCTCTATTGACTCTAGTAATAACATTAACGTCACTGGTCAATGCCCTAACAATGGTTCTACTGGTTATCAAAATGAAATGTTTGTTATGCAGCTTAATTCCAGTGGTGCTATTAACTGGCAGACCACCCAATATGTTGATGCAGGTTCAAGTGTTGTCAGCGGTGCTGGCTATGCCATTCAAACAGATTCATCAAACAATGTTTATGTTTCTGCAACGATTGAAATCAGTGCAACTAGTGCAAATCAAATGGCCATACTTTTTAAGTATTCTTCCTCTGGTTTCTTGCAATGGTCTCATGTGATTAACTCTCTTGCTTATGGATATCCAGGCTCACAAGCCATGTTTATTGATTCTTCAGGTAACGTTTATGTTGGTTACTCATTGAACACATCAACAGGTTATGTTAGCAAAATATCTCCTTCAGGTGCTTTCTTAGGTGGCATAACAATTAATTACCCATCTAGTTCTATTGCTGGCATCTATTCAATTAATGAAGATTCTGTTGGCAATATCTACATATCAACTACCCATTCCATTATTAAATGTGGACCAATTGGTTCGACGGGTGCTAGCTTGATATGGGCAAGACAGTTAAAGAATTCAACCACAGGAACTCCCATTGCAACAAAATCATTTATTAATTCTCAGAATGTTCTTGTTGCTACTGGACGACCACAGGAAGATATTGACAAGAATGTGATTCTGTCTCTTCCTAACAACGGCAGCCTCACAGGTATTTATACCTTAAGTACTATTCCTTATCAATATGTAGCAGTGACGGGAGTTAGTGTTTCTAGTTTCTCTGAAAGCACTTACTCAGTAACGCTGGCTACAGAGGCAAGTAATTACACAGCATCTACCACAACATTTGCTACCGCTTCTGAAACAAATACATACCACAGACAAGCGATTGGATAACAATGAAAATTGTCAATACTGAAACAATGCCTGATGGCACAGTTGTTGTATATGTTGACAACCAAGGCGTCATTATACGTTTACTAAAAACAACCTACGACTCAATGGGATTGGCTAACAAATGACCGATAGTTACCAACATATTTCCGAACGTCCTGTTGTACCCATTGGCAAACCGCCTACGAGTGCAGGTAACACTTACATCAATACGACAAGTACTTACGATGTAGCCATTGGTGGTATTCCATTCTTCATGGCAACCAGTGACAAGTATCCATATAAGCGTGAGACTGCTCAATATCGCAAGCAACAGATTGATATGCAAAAAGACCCAGGTGAGCAAACCCTTACCTCATGGTGGTTGCGTTCTCAATCGTCATTCCATCTCGGTGCGGGTATCCGCTATGAAGAACCTATTACAGGAAACTCTATTTCCAATCGTTTTAATAAATCTGCAGGTGTTGATGTATTTAACATTGGTCAAATTGAACTTATTAACGATACAGCAAAGATTGCACCAGTTGCAAATTTTACTTATATGATTGGTGCTAAAGACACAAATGATGTTGATTTAGTCATTTGGACAGATGGTACAACACTTCATCGGACTACAGCAGATGGAACAACAACCACTCTTGCATGGGGTGGTAGTGGCACCATTCTTTCCATTGCGCAAGATGGTGAAAACTATTATGCTGCAGATAACACTGCCATTTATCAAGGACCCCTTACAGGGGCAAGTAACGGTGTACAGATATTTGCACACCCTGCAGTTGCAGGCACTGTCACTAGCGTTAAACTAGGGTGGGTTAAAGCTCGCCTTATGGCAGGAATCAATAACTACCTATTTGAAGTACAGCCCATTACTATTTATTCCATTGGTGCTAACTCACAGGTAACAATTAATTCTGAAACTGCAACTGATTCAAACGTTTCAATAACTCTTTACACAACGCAACCAGCAAATTTCTCTTATGGTTCTTCTGTAACATTTACAGGAACGGGAACTGCTATTGATGATATACCACTTATCATTAGTAATACTTCAGGAAATTTAAGCAATCAATTTAGCATTAATCAAATTGTTACTGGATTGGTTTCCACAGGAAGCACCACTACTAACCTAACAACAGGAACTGTATCTCTTACCACTAATAATGATATTCCTACCTATGTGCATCCAAACCTTACTTGGAAGTATACAGGTATCTGTGATGGACCTAATGACATTTATGTATCAGGTTATTCAGGAACACAATCTATCGTTCTTCGTTTAACTCTGGACACTACTGGTACTGGTGGTCTCATCCCATTGGTTCGTGCTTCCACTGGTGCGGATATGCCAGAAGGTGAATACATCTTGGCAATGCAATCCTACATTGGAAAGTATTTTGTCTTAGGAACCAATAAAGGTATTCGTGTAGGAACAATTGACACCTCTGGTTATTTGTCATCTGGTTATATCACCTACGGTCCATTGACAGTTATTACCAATGGATGGGACCCAGTATCAGGAAAAGTAATTAATGGTGAGCCTTGCTACGCTGTAACATTCGATGACCGTTATGCGTATTGCACAGTGTCAAACTACATTGATTCTGACGGCTTTGGAACATTGGTATCAGGTCTTGTCAAGATTGACTTAAGTCGTGACATTGCACCTAATGAATTTGCTTATGCAACTAATCTGCAATTGCCTACCAATGTACCTGCTGTTGCTGTATGTCCTATTGGAACCACGGGCAAACTTGCCATTGGTGCTCAAGGAGATGGAATCTATTTTCAACAAGATACATACATCTCCAGCGGATATTTGCAGACAGGTCTTATCCGTTATTTCACGCTTGAAGATAAGCACTTTAAGTTAGTCAAGTTACTTGCAAAGAATCCTATCGTCTCTAACATCAAAGTATCAACAGTACTTGATGATGGCAGTGTAAACGACATCATCTCTGTTGGTCCTAGTTTTGATTTTACTCAAGACATCTCTACCAATCTGACAGAACAACGCTCTGCATTGGCATTGCGTTTCACACTGTACCCAACTGCTGATAGAACTCAATCTACATTGATGAGTGGATACCAACTCAAAGCGTTACCAGCTGTACCACGTACTCGTATCATCACTGTGCCATTATTGAACTATGACTTTGAGGTCGATAGATACAACATGGAAATTGGATATGAAGGTCGAGCAGCCGAACGTCTGGCTCAATTGGAAACATTAGAAAACCCTGGAAACGTACTCATATTTCAAGATTTCACTACAGGTGAAACTGTTTCTGGAGTTATTGAAAGTATGAGTTTTGAACGACTTACTCCACCAGAGCGTCGTTTCAAAGGTGCAGGCGGAACCATAATGCTCCAATTCAGAACAGTCTAATACAGAACGGAAACGCGCAATGACCAGCACAGATTACACAACCCTTGCTTACAACACTGTATTTACATTAGGTGCTACAGCAACAGGAATTTGGTATGTGTTTAAGCATGGAGTTAAAAATGTGCTTAAAGACTTGGAGAATGAGTCACGTGAAGATATCAAAACAATTAAATATGAAGTTCTCCCCAATTCTGGCGGGTCATTAAATGATGCAATTCGCAAACAAGTAATACCCATGGTTGAGACATTGATTGAAAAGCAACAACATATATCAATGGATGTGGCGACACTTAACGGAAAGTTTGAACAACACATTAGGGAGCATAATGCCTGAGAACCCATTTAAGAAAAAGTTTGTACATCCAGATACGGGTGATGTTCTTACCCCATCTGAGTTAGTCTCATGGAAAGTTCAAGGCCTTATTCGCAATTGGTGGTTTGTTATTGCATGGACAGGTTTGTCTTTTTTTTGGTGGCTTAAGCCACATTTATTTAAGGACAGCACTTCATATGTCCATTGGCAGTTGCTTGCTTCATGGCTTGCAGTAACGGTAGAACTTATTATTGGTATTGCCATGATTGGTCAGACCAAACGTGATGCACAAATTATTCGCCATATTCTCCGATTGGAGAAGACTGAGATTCAACATCTTGAAGACTTGTTAGAAGATAAAAAATGAAAAAATACATAATTGCTGCAAGAAATATAATGAGAACTTGGTTTGAATCATTTCTTGTTTTTGAACTTATTTTGCATTTTAAGGATTCAATTAGCGCCAGAGTATTAATTCCTGCAATAGTAGGAGCAATTATCCCTGTTGCTTTACGCTGGATGAATCCACGAGATAAATTCCCTGATAACAATGGCTAGCGCATTAGATGTATTAAACATTGCACGTCAGCAAATAGGTTTTTACGAAGGACCTAATAACGAGAACCCATATGGGTTGTGGTACGGCGTTCCGAATCAGCCGTATTGCGCCATAGGTGTTAGTTGGTGCTTTGGTCAAGTGGGTTTGTCACATCTTATCGCAGCACAAAGTCCTAAAGGTTTTTGTTACAACCCTGTAGCCTTACATTGGTTCCAGTTGCAAGAAATGATTGTTTCAACAAGAGACATGCAACCAGGTGATTTGGTCATGTTCGATTGGAATAGAGATGGCGTTGCTGACCATGTGGAAATTATCGAAGCAGTCTCCAGTGCTGGCTTAGGATTCACTACCATTGGCTTCAACACAGGCAACCCTAATGACCCAACACGCGAAGGTTGTTGGCGTGTGCATCGCAATTACTTGTTTGTTATTGCGGTCATTCGTCCTAAATACCCAACAGTTATTCAACCTAAAAAATCTCCTATTACAACAAAGAAAGCTACAGCTGCAGTAGCAGGTGTAGGTACTGCTGCAACAGGTGGAATGTTAGTAACTCATCCTGGCACTGTAGCGACCACTACACCTGTAGCTAAGGCATCTACTGTGTTCGTGTCCAAACCATTTCCTACAAGCTCTACAGCCTTTATAGTAGGTGCCACAGGCAATGGTGTTATCACTGTGGAAAAGGGCTTACAGAAATTGGGCTTACTTCCCAGTAATTATGTGCCACAAAAAATAGATGCACAGGCAATAGCAGCATTGGCTAAATTTGAAAAAACCAATCCAGCGTTAGGAGAAAAGAACGGCAAAGTAAATCAATTGGTTTATGACGTTCTTAAATCTAAATTATGAAAAAGCATTTTAAGTTTCACTTAAATGATGCAAAGCAATTGGGAGTGGCTCTAACAGGCGCTTTTAGCACCTGGGCAGCCACTGGGTTTACCAGGGATTTGCCCCATCTGGGATACGTCATTGTTGGATTTATTACTGGCGGGTTAGCTTCACACAATATGGAAGACCAGTACGATTCCCACATTGTTACCCCCACCGTTGGAAACGTGACAACATCGACTAATGCCGATGCCCCTGCTCCCGTCACGCCACTTCAAGGTACTGACATTAAAAAACTTATTAAAGTTAGCAGTAACCTGATACAATAGTTATGGCGTAAGCCACAAAACCTTAAGGAGAAAATATGAAACTATCATCAAAGCAATCTGCTCTGATTAAGTCATATTGGCACGCATTTATTGCAGTTGAAACTGCTTTTATCATCCAATATATCAAGACTTATTCAGTTGGTCATACCCATTTTAATTTATCAACCTTTGCTTATTCAGCCGTTGGTGCAGTAGCTGCCCCACTAAGCCGAATACTGGTTGAAAAATATCCATGGCTTAGCCCATTGGTTCTACGTATTACAACCAAAATTGCTCAAGAAGAGCAAAACATTACTGCGCCTACAGTATCGGTATCAGCACCAATTGCAACTAGTGCGCCAGAACCAGCAACACCTGCAACACCACCACTGCAAGTACCACTCGCTGGTTAATAGTTACAACAAAGGGCTACCGTTAATTCGGTAGCCCTTATTTTTTTATGCCTATTGCATTTGAATGCAATTTATGTATTGACAGTTTTGTACTTAAATACATATAGAAGTGTAACCGTTCGGTGACATTTACAGTTTGTAACCGCTTGGTAGCACAAAGCCCCGCCGACTGAGTAAACCCAATCCAATGGACTGCGGGGCTAAGGCTGGTTTGGTTCTTTGTTTCGATATTAAGTTGTAGTACCCACCGTAAAGGCACTTGGGTGCCTTCAACTAAATAATAACATAGTTATCCTTAAACCCGCAAGTTAACTCGCTTCGCTCGTACGAGGCGCAAAGCGCCATCCGTTAACCCCATCTCCGCTTCGCTACGATATTATAATCACACTTTGAACCCAGAGGCAAATCAAGAAGTTCCGCGCCCGATTTGACAGCCACGCTGAGGCATCTGATACTGTTCGCGCTATGAATGAAAAACCAAAAATAGCGCATAGAAGTTTCTCCGCGTTTACCTCATGGCTTCGCTGTGGCAAAGCATATGAGCTAGAGCGCATTGTCAATGCTCCCAGTGAACCCGCATGGTGGTTTGTTGGTGGCTCTGCTTTTCACTCCGCTGCTGAGCAGTACTTACTAAACCTCGTAGCAAAGGATAAAAAGTGAGTGAGCACATTACAAACATTAAACCAACCAAAGGTCACGAAGCAGATTATCGAAACTTTGGTCCGATACGAGTATGTCCATGTGGCAGCGAATGGTTCGATGTCATCTGTAAATTTGACGATGAATATAAAATCGGAGTATATTTCACAGATGCACGATGTATCTCATGCGACAGTTTAGTCAAAGTTGTTACTGAAGTAGATAAGGAAAACTAATGAAAATTTCACGTGGTTTCGATAGAGATGAGCTACTTACATTTAGTGTTACTCGTCATTACCTTAGCTTGGCTTTCTTAGGCGTATGGATGACTGTGTGGTACATCCGTGGGTAAGCGACATGCAAAAGTAGTAAGCCGAGATGCTTTTTTCTTAGCATTTGCTGAGGCAGAATGGGTAATGCGAAGGAACTTGTCTGCTCGAATTGAAGCAGAGGCCGAGAAAGAATCTAATGCAGACATCAAATCTGGTTTATTGAAAGCCAGCGAAATAGTACTTGGAAAGGTAGAAGATGAACCTCAAAAAGATTTGGGATGAATCCTTTCTTAAGTCAATAGCAGATACAGAGGCTAAGTCTGATACAAACCCTGTTGACTGGAGAGTATCGGGACGTGCGACAAAGGCATGGCCTGACAAAGAAAACAAGTCATGGTGGGATATCAACGGCTATGAGATGTTTGTTAATTTTAGTCAAGCATGGACAGATTCAGGTTTTGAAGTATGGGTCTCTCCTGATGGAGTTCCAGGAATTGAAATTGAATTCAATAACTATTTTGGCTCTACCTATGTGCGTGCATTTGCTGATGCAGTTGCAGTGCGAGGAAATGAACTAGCCATCATTGACTTTAAGACTGGTGCGTATACACCTGACTCATCAATGCAATTGGGTATCTATGCCAGCCTTATGGAATTGCAGTTTGGTGTGCGTCCGAGTGTTGGCTACTATTACTCAGCTCGCAAAGCAGAGTTCATTAAGACAAAAGGAATTGAGCGTTGGACTATTCCTGTCTTGACAAACCTCTTCAATAAGTTTGAAGTTGCTATTGATAATGAAATCTTTTTACCCAATGTGGGTATGTCCTGTGGCACTTGCGGTGTGCGTGATTATTGCTACGCAGTGGGTGGACAACTAGCAGAGTTTTACGATAAACTAGCAGATACAAACACAGAAGGAGAAAACAAATGACAGCAAGCGCATCAACAAAACTACAGGCCAACTTTAAGTTAGCCGATGGAACACTCATCAATGTCTATGCAGATGACAATACAGACTTTCAATTACAGCTCAATGGCTTGATTGATGTTGTTCCTCTTATCCAAGAAGTATCATCTAAGTTAGGTCTTAATTCAGCACCATCTGCTTACCCTGCAACTATTGCACAGGCTTTTCCTGGCGCTCAGGTAGTTTCATCAACACCTGTACAGGCTGCACCAGCACCACAGGCTATTGCCGATGGAAGTTGTAAGCATGGTGTACTTGTATGGCGTGAGGGTCAAGGTCCCAAGGGTCCTTGGAAGGGCTATTTCTGTCCTTCACCCAAGGGTACTCCAGACCAATGCTCTCCTAAGTTCGTACGATAGGGGTTTAGATGCTGTCACTCACCCAGGCAGCAGCGCGAAGTACAAATGATTTCCAAATCTTGCCAGACCTATTCTCTCCCTTAGTTCGGGAGGGAATTAGGTTTCGCAGGGGACAGATGACAATGATTGCAGGCCAACCAAACGCAGGTAAATCATTGCTTGCATTGTTCATGGCAGTCAACATGAAAGTACCCACGCTGTACATATCAGCCGACACAGATGCTTACACCACAGCGATTCGTGCAAGTGCTATGGTGACAGGACATACAATTAACACAGTAGAAGAGGCTTTCATCACTGGTGATGGAAAAGACTTCTATGAATCTGAACTATCAAGTATCAATCATTTGCAGTTTGACTTTGCTCCAAGCCCTACCCTTGACGAAATTGATTTATCAATTCGTGCATACGCCGAGGCATATGGTGAGTATCCCCATATGATTATCGTGGATAACGCAATGAACGTTGTATCCATGCACAATGATGAGTGGTCAGGCTTGCGAGAGATAGCAAAGGCTATGCACCATATCGCACGTGAGACGGATTCAGCAGTGTTGCTGCTCCATCACACAAGCGAAGCTGAGGGTAAACCAAATATGCCACCAAGCCGTAAGGCTATTCAAGGTAAAATATCCATGTTGCCCGAGATGATTCTTACCGTTGCTCTTGTCCCTGATACGGGAGAGTACCGAGTAGCAGCGGTAAAGAATCGCTTTGCTAAACACTCTGCCACGGGTGAACAGTTTGTAACCTTATGGTCAGACGCAAGTCGCATGACTTTGTATGAAGATAGAATTGGTCTTAAGATACAAGAGACCATGAGGAGTTATCAGTGAGTACATATGCACGACGCAAGGGTTCCCTGTTTGAGACAGGGATATTGAAGTGGTTACGCTCAAAGGGTGTATCCGCTGAAAGGCTAAGGCTGGCTGGCAAAGACGACGAGGGTGACGTAGTTGCTATTGTTGCTGGACAGCCTTATGTCTTTGAACTTAAGGCAACAGTGAAGATGGATTTGCCACAGTTCTGGCGAGAAGCATGTGTCGAAGCAGCTAATTACGCCAAGGCACGTGGGTTAGATACTGTGCCACCTGCTTATGTTATCGTCAAGCGACGCATGGCAGGGCTAGAACAATCCTGGGTAATTCAAGACTTAGACCAATGGTTACGGGTGGTGCGGGATGGTATCTAAACCTGACCTTGCCACAATACTTGAGCATTATGGAATCAATATCTCTCATCGTCATGGATGGGTTCCTTGTAAGTGCATTATCCATGACGATTCGCACGCTAGTGCAGCTTATAATTTAGACAATCAAGCGTACAATTGTCTTGTATGCAACTTACTGGGTGATGTATATGACTTAGTAGGCAAGAAGGAAGGATTAGATTTTGTCAACGCTAAACGAGAAGCAGAGAAAATCGCTCACGGAAACAGCGCAAAGATACTCCAGCGCAATAACACCACAGGCTCTCTCTTACCTACAGGGACGAGGCATAACTCCCGAGGTGGCGGATATGTTCCAGCTTGGAAGCGTCGTGGAGCCTAGTAGTGGGCATGAATTAGCGGTGGGGATGTTATCTATTCCTTACCGTACACCAGCAGGAGTAGTCGGTCTTAAGTTTAGGAGATTAGATAATGGAACACCGAAGTATCTTTGGCCTACGGGTCAAAAGGTTGGGCTATTTAATGTTGTTGACTTGCATAAGGACTCTTCCACGATTGCCATTTGCGAAGGCGAGATTGACACGATTGTACTTTCGGGTCTTGTTGGGATACCTGCAGTGGGAGTTGCAGGGGTGTCTCAATGGAAGCCTTGGTTTCCGAAGTTATTTGAATCTTACTCCCGTATTCTCATATTTGCTGACAACGACGTTAAAGAGGATGGAAGAAACCCTGGCCAAGAACTTGCTAAAAGAATCAAAGAAGACCTTGACAGAGCAGAAGTAGTACACCTTGACGCTAATAGCGATGTCAATGAAATGTATTTAACTTATGGAACTGACTGGTTTACTGAAAGGTTGGCAGCGTGAGTAGACCTAGACTTCTTGATTTATTTTGTAAAGCAGGGGGCGCAAGCATGGGCTATTACAAAGCAGGTTTTGATGTTGTAGGTGTTGACATTAAAAAACAAAAGCGCTACCCATTTGAATTTATACATGCCGATGCTCTTGAGATTATGGCAGATGTTAACTACTTGAAAACATTTGATGTAATAGCAGCTTCGCCACCATGCCAAACTCATAGCATCACACAACATTTAAGGAATGCTCAAGGAAAAAAGACAGATAAAGTAGACTTAATTCCCCAGACGCGTGAAAGTATCATGCGTTCTGGTGTTAATTATATTATCGAGAATGTTCCTGGCGCTCCATTAATTAATCCTTTAACTCTTTGCGGTTCATCTTTTGGTCTTAAAGTACGAAGACATAGACAATTTGAATCCAGTTTTCTTTTGATAGGTTTGGAATGTAGGCATAAAGAACAAGGCAAGCCAGTAGGAATTTATGGTTCAATGAGAGACGAAATACCTAACGGTGGTCACACTGCTAAAACTATTCAACAAGCTCGTGAAGTCATGGGGATTGATTGGATGATTTGGGGGGAATTAGTGGAAGCAATTCCTCCCATTTATACCGAACATATTGGCAAACAAATTATTAATTTTTTTGAAGGAACATCAATATGAAGCGTCCTGTCAGCGTAAAAATTTCAGGTATTAAGTACCGTATTAAATACGAACTAGACAACCCTGAAGCTTTTGGCGAGACGGACTCTCAAACCAATATCATTAATTTGCGTAAAGATATATCAGAAGATAAATTAATTCGTGTCTTAGTACATGAATTGACTCATGCTGTTATCTTTGAGACACCATTCTCAACTCGTAAACGCTTCGACCTTGAAGAGGTATGCGACATTGTGGGTTGGCATTTTCTTGATATGTTGCACAAGAACCCTGCAATTGCTCAATACATATTACAAGAGATAGAGGATGACGATGAGTGAACTCTCCGACTTCGATTTAGATTTATCCTTTGGGCAAAAGGGAGAACAACTAGTAAAAGAGTTGCTCACAAATGGCAGGACCATTGAGGTCAAGCGTGACCGTCAGTGGGCAAGAACAGGTAACCTATACATTGAAACAGCATGCTGGTCTACGCGTAGTGAAGCTTATGAATGGTCTGGTCTTTCTGTTACTAAGGCAGACTACTGGGCATTTGTATTACAGTCTATGGTTTTGTTAGTTCAAAAAGAAGATTTAGACGCTGCGGTTAGATGGTTTGGTAAAGATATAAAAATGAATACAAAACCCAATCCCACCATGGGATTTCTTATTACGGTAGATGACATTATTAAGGCGGTGAGTGTTCGTGCCACCAGCTAATCCTACATTCATGTACGGACCTAAAGATGGAGCTGTCGTTCCTGAAATGTTATGGGCATTGGATGAAATTATCCTGCGTGAGAAACATCCTGATGGTAACTTAATACACAAGTATGTGTTAAACTATAGCGATAAATCGTATTATTACGAGGGAGTATTTCCAGATGAAGAATAAATTTACCGATGATATGTGGGCAATCTTTGACAATGCTGGCAATATCCTCATCAGCAAACACAATGATTACGGCCCTAAAAACATTGCACAATCTCCTGGTGGACCACTTAATGGCTTGCGTGTGCGCATGTGGGACAAAATGGCTCGTATCAATAACTTGATTGACAGCGGAGCTACACCAGAACATGAGTCATTGCGTGATTCATTTCTTGACCTTTTGAATTACAGCGCCATTGCCATGATGGTGTTAGATGGGAACTGGCCTAGCGAATGAAAAGAATTGTTGTTATCAGTGACCTTCAATCCCCATACCATGACGTCGGTGCAACCGACACACTTGCTAAGTTTATTAAAGCATACAAACCAGATGAGGTGGTGAGCGTTGGAGATGAAATCGATTTTCCGCAAATCAGTAGATGGGAAGAAGGCTTCGGCGGCGAATGGAAATATGACATTGGGAAGCACCGAGACACAACTGTGCGTTTACTTGAATCGCTTAATATCAGACATATTAGTCGGTCGAATCACAGTGACAGATTGTACAATAAAATCAAAGCAAAAGCGCCAGGGTTTCTTGGTTTACCTGAACTTGAAATTGAAAAGTTCCTACGGCTTGACGACCTTGGAATTGAATATCATCACAGACCGTATGAGTTGGCTCCCAACTGGATTCTCGTCCACGGCGACGAAGGAAACGTTCAACCAACAGCTGGAGCTACTGCTCTCGGACTTGCAAAACGGGCAGGTGTCAGTGTTGTCTGTGGACACACACACCGAATGGGATTAACCCATTGGACACAGTCATGGGATGGCAAAGGCAAGACAGTCTGGGGATTAGAGGTCGGTCACTTGATGAACCTCAAACACGCACGCTATATCAAGGCGGGTCTATTCACATGGCAACAAGGCTTCGCCATTTTGTATGTTGATGGTAAAACAGTGATTCCTAGTCTTATCCCTATTGTCAATCGTTCCTTTGCGGTTGAGGGGAAGTTGTGGAGCTGGTAAATGACATGGCTTGAAAGAGCACAAGACATCGCGGTTATCTCTGCGAGAAAAGTACATCGTCGCTATCATACATATTTTGACCAGGCTGATGTTGTACAAGAGTTAATGATTTGGGTCTTAAGACGCACAGATAAAGTACAGGAATGGCTTGACCACGAACCCGACGCACCAGAATACAAGATTGGTGAAAAGATGTTGGGCAAAACATTGGTACGCCATGCGGATAAGTACTGTCGCAAAATCAAAGCTCAAAAATTGGGCTATGAGTTACGAGATGAACAGTTCTATGCACCAGCAACCTTGGCTGAGTTGTTACCCTTTGTTTGGACTGATGTTGTCGGTACACAAGACACCAGCAAACCCCGCGTATCAGGCGGTGGTAACCCCGCTGAAGGCGGTAACTATGTTGTTCAATTGATTGATATACGACGAGGTTTACTCGCTCTTAGCGAGGCTGACAGACAGGTCTTAAGACTTAAATACTATGACCAATTGTCATTCAAAGAACTGGCACAAGAGCTTCAGGTGTCTGATACCACTGCACATCGTAAGGTGGATGGTGCTATTAAGCGATTAGAAAATAATTTAGGTGGACCTAATCCGTATGAGAGGAAGAGTAATGCCGACGTATGATGTACGTTGTTTGATATGTAACGGGACTCAAGAATTGTCTCGCTCTATGGATGATGACTCTCCCCTTCCGTTGTGTTGCGGTATGACCATGCAACGCAAATGGGATTCGCCGTTGATTAAGTTCAACGGAAGAGGATTCTATTCCACAGGCGGTTAGAGTTAGCAAGGGAAAGCTAATAGCAAAAGACCCACAGGAGAGAGAAGCCTGTGGGTCTTTCGTTTGCTGTCATGGATAGGTTAGACAGACACTTGACTGGGGTTGCGTAGCAACGCAATGCTCCCTACTGATTTAATACTACCACCAGGACTCATAAATCGTTTGGCGCAATCTTCAAAAGCTTTATTGCGTGTTGGATATGGACCAATGGCTTGCCATAACTGGTTGTTATCTTTATCTGAGTGCAATGCAATCGTAACATAATGCTCACGATTCCACAACATCTCTTCGACTAACTTGAATACTGCTTTAGCACAATCCTCTGCACTGTCGTAATCTGCGTTGAGTACCTCGACTAATCGGCGTACTTCTGTTGGTTTAGCTGCCATTATGCGTGTACGAAATAGACTCCCTCGCAATCAAATGCGAAAGACCCTTCCACATATCCGAATTTATCGTCGCTTTTGTTAAAGAGTTCCACAATTTTCTTGAGGTCATCTTCAGATACATTCTGTCTTACAAAACAATTTTTATCGCCACAAGCAATTTCATATACATGTTCTGGGGTGTAAAAATGTATCTGGTGCGTTGGTGCTATTGGCATATCGGAAAATGTATCGGTTAGTTTAAGCATTGTTTAATCCTTTCATAGCTTCATTGAGTTCATTAACTCGTTCTCGTAGGGAAAGATACCCGTAAACTTCTCGATTGTCAAAATACTGAGGGATACCTAATTGGCGCAAGGTACGCGAGAAAATGACATACTCATAGTCTTCACTGCCATCGACATATCTAATGTATTCAAAATAATTTTTGTGTATTAAGTAAGTACAGTGGACCACATCGGAGATGATTAAGCCTGTAATCTCTTGGCGTATGACTTGGTAATAACGCATATCGTCAAGGTAATACCCATTGACATTGGCTAAGAGGTGCAGGTTGGAATATGCAGGTTGCTCCACATCCACACACTTGAGGAACGGTGCGACCACAGGCAGATTCAACGGGACTAACTTACTGAGTGTGTCAGGTTTAATAAAGTTATCAACATCGACAACAAAATAAAAATCTGCGTCTGCTTGCCATGCAAGCTCCACACTGCGTTCCCGTATCTTTCCTAGCGCCTTGAAGCGTGTAGCGTTCCACTCATGTACTCCGTACTGCTCTAAGTTGTCGCTTAAGTCAGAGTAATCTTCCACCACATGGCGGTACCATTTGGCGTTATCCTTGACCCAATCTTGGAGAATTTGTACCGTTTTGTCCGTATTATTGTTGCTTCTAACGTACAAAATGATACGGTCTTTGGGGTAATCCCACTTGGATAGGCTATCTAGCCAGCTCGGTAGCATAGATTCCTTCTGCTTGGCTAAGATAGCCACGAATACTATCGGTTCTGTGTTCATTAGTACCATCCATATCTAAATTCATGTCTTAATGCCGAACACGCGTCATTATTGTACCGTGATTTTATGTATTTCAATCCCCACTTAATCTGCGTGTAAGGGTTTGTTTTGTAGTTGTTGCCGACTACTGCCATCTTGTCAGCAGGGAGAGCCTGGGCTATACCATAGGCTTTACCTTGCGTGGTTTTAACGCCTATCGCCTTGTAATTCCAGTGACTCTCAATTGTCCATAGTAAATTAAGACATTCAAATTCGATGTCGTCTTTGCCGTAAAGTGCTTGCGCATATGTCTTAATCGATGACTGAACAAATTCCTTCACTAGAGTGTTGGTTTGATGAACCACAACCTCCTCCCTCACCGATTCAACGGGAGAGAAGAGGTTGAGGGCAACGATTGTTAAAACTCCTGTGGCAAGTAATCTTCTGTTATTTCGTGCCGTTCGTTGTATACCTTTAACTTGTTTTGTATATCGATACATGGCTTGGGCTTCTCCTTTAATGGTTCAATATATGGGGTGGGAATACCCTCGCGTATAGCTTGTCTGCGAATATTATTTTCCCACTTGGTTCGTTCAGGATTGACATAATAGCCCGCTGCTATTTTGCGCTCTAATGGCAAGGTTCCGCCATAGATTCCATACTGTACAGTTTCCATCACTTGCATGGAATAATCTAAACATTTCTGTCTTACATCACAATTAGCACACATTTTTAATGCCTTAATTGATTGCTCGATGAGTTCGTAGTTTTGTCCTCTGTCTGGCTCTGGGAAGAATAGCTCAGGGTCGGTTGTTATACAGGGTGTTACTGTATCGTGATTAAATGGCAGGGTCATTAGCGCCTACCTCTTCGTTTTGTCCAGCGACAAATCCCATCATCCACGCCTTTTCGATAATACGCTCCAGCGTAAGTGTTAAATCAGCGATGAGTTGCTCCATTGCGGTCAGTGTCATTCTAAAACTCCTTCTGTCATATGCTCTTCACAAAAGAAATAATCTATCAAATTACTATCTTCTAATTCTGTCTTAATACAATTAGAAAAATGGCAGGTGTAATGCCCGCTTCGTTCCTCGATACTGCGTTTAATGTCGTTGAGTTCCATATTCCTCACCATTCCAAAGGTTCTTTAGGGCAATCGTCATAAGGTTTTTCTGCATCGGTATAAAAATCTTCGCATGGGCAGAAGCCAAATTCTTTTATTTGCGTTGCGTGGGTGAGCTTGGCTAGGTCACTCCATGAGTGAGATTTATTACTCATTTTATTTTTCTCCTTTATATCCGCATAATGAGCATGGCTGAATTGCGAGCTCTGGCATATCTTCTCTCAGAATTATCACTATGTCAATCATTTTGTGCAAGTGTGATTCATTACATTAATTCGGTGGTATGGATAGGCGAGGTTGCTGTGAATTGTTCACACTTTTCCATGGTTCCTAGACATGGGCCATTGACTCCCCACCAGAGGTGGGTAATGAGATAAATAGCTCCCACAATGAGACCCAAGAGGGCTATCGCTCTCACTCTTTTCCCGCGTTTTGTAATCATTTTTTTATCCTTCCATGATTGTTTGGCTACGCTTAAGCGCTTATCTGGTTGTAAGTTGTGTGTTTTGTGCGCTTACCACCCCCCACAATAGCTACATTGTGAGGGATAATCAACTAGCAAAACTTATTTAATTTTGTCCGCGATATCCGCACATCGAGCAGGGACGGATAACTAATTCCTTCATATCCTCCTGTAAAATGGCGACAATATCTATCATTCTATGCAAGTCTTGCTCTGCTTCTAGTAATGCAGGACTCATGCTAAGACCTCCACTTGCAAAGATTTTGCAATTTCGTACCAATTCACGCGGTAGAGTGAGCCGATATCCTTTAGCATATTGAGACCTTCGTGAGTCATCTCCTCAATGTCTGAAAAGGCGTCATCAAAAAGAGCCTCTAGGCTTTCCGCTAGGCAAGTGAGGCAGGGTTTACCCTCCTCCTCATCGTTGCTCATAATTGCCTCGTTTACGAGGTCTTGCGCGGTTATATAGAGCCCGTAGTCATTGTTCAGGTAGAGAGCTGTAGCCCATGTCTCACGGTTAATCCAGCCGTTATATTCTTCGCACATTGTCTTTCCTTCCGTTTAGAGATTCCCTACTTGTTAGGGACTCACCACCCCCCACGATATTGTAATCGTGGAGGATAGTCAATCACTATAAAATTATGACTTAATACATTGACTACCATTGAGCTCGCTCTAGGCGGTACATGAACTCGTTTCCTGTATTCTTTACAAGGTCTGAGAGTTGCCATTCGATAGTTTCCCACTCTTCGTCGCCGTCGAGATATTCAGAGATAAGAATAGAGAGCTCTTCAGCGTAGCCGTAGGCTTCATCAGCTGATTCGTAGCGATTCCACGCATTATCGGAACCATTCTCACTTGCGAGCTTTTCAAGCTTGTCCAATACCTCACGGCGGTCTGCTGTTTTCTTTTCGATACTTTCCTGTATCTCGCGCATATATGCCATGTCCTCACTCTTTTCTAGGGTCATGGTCGCGTAGGTATTGACATCCATTAATCCAATCATAATTTAGCCCTTTCACTAGTTGAATAATCTCCTTGATTATCCACCATTCACCACGAGATTTTATTCTCGTGATGAATAGAAGTCAATCAATTAAAAGAACAAATCTCCACAGTCATCACACCTCACGCCACTATCAAGGACACCACGCGAAGCGCGTATTTTTTTCCCACAGGGACATTGAGCGCTTGCGAGGTTAGTATTTCTTCCCTTAGGCTTACCTTGTCCGACGCCTAAGGCGGTAATTTTGAGAGATTCCTCAATGACTGCTAGGGCTAAATTCCAACGGTTAGCACCTTCTGAAGTTAGTTTTGTTCGAGCGTAGCCTTTACCCTGTATCTCGATGGTCTCGAGCCCGAGAGATTCGGCGCGGGTCTTAAAATTCTTGTTGTGATATTGGTTAGAAGAACAATCCTTCACACCTTCTGCATGGTTCATGGAATGAGCGACCTCGTGGAGAAGTGAACCTAGGACACTTCCGGCGCCTTCTGAAAAGATTTCGGCATTTAGGGCTATCTCGTTGAATTGTGTCCCTTCGCTCTCCCATGGTGTGTAGTGAGTGTAATGAGCGCGGGCACCCTTGAGAGCGCGGGTTACTAGGATTGTTGCGCGTGGCGCGCCTGTCTCTTGCTTGATAATCTCGTGGGCTTGTTCGAGGGCTTGAGTCACGATTGAGAGAGACTCAATCTTTTCGAGTGTTGTGGTTGTCATTTATTTATCTCTCTATGATTCGGGATTTTCCCTCTTTCATGTCTTAATTCTCGTACTTTTTTCTCACGTTGTCAACTATTTCTTTTGTGTATTAGGTCACACAATAGTCATTCGATTGGGTTGATTGTGTGCTAATGGCTGCTCACTATGAATTGATTGTGACTGTCCCACGACCTCAACCCTCTAGCCATCATTGACCCATTTATTACCACCAAATCCCGTTAATTGTCGACATTTATCCCTATTTAGTGCGCCTATCGGGTCGTTATATTTAGACTTTATCTACCTATTTTGTATAAAGTAATCTCTACATATCTCACACAACAAGACGGGCAAACAAGACAATAACTATCAAAACGGACACAGACATAACAAACAAAACGGACAAAATACTAAACTCAAAACCGTAAAATGTCTAAAGGTCAACCCGAGGGTTTTTAACTCAAAGACACTTAATAGGTACTATCCACCAAAATATTTTTTCTAAATATAGGCTCTGACCTGCGGTTTTGTTATACTTTATAGTACTGTGACCAACATCACACACCAAAAAGCGGGATGAAACGTAAATCCACCACCTTAATATATATAGGGGTTAAAATAAATTACCCCTATGAGTCTCGTCGCCATCGAGCCTAACGAGATGGCAGAGAGACGATTCGCAAGGCTCCGCTTGGACTACGCCTTGCTCCCATAGGGTGTGAGGAACTGGGGTGAAGCCCCAGTGACGAACCATAGAGCATCCCCTAAATGCACCCATGGGGATGCTCTTAATTAAGGGGATATTTTTTACTATGAGTAAACCAAATACGAATACGTATAAGCTCGCCAAGGGTGCCTCGCTTTCTGCCCCACAGGCAAAAGAGCGCCTTATCGCGCTCATCAATGATGGGATTACCGTAGAAGACGCATGCCGAGCAGTCGGCAAATCCATTAAGTCATACGAGTACTATCGGGCCTCCGACCCTCAGTTTAAGGAAGCCATCGATTTATCACGCGCCATTCGGCAGCGTATGGGCAATGTTTCCCAAGAAGACAAAGAGATTCCATTTGCGGATTTTTCACCGCAGTATCTTAACAACAAAGTTTTCTCGCACCAGCAAAATATCATCGACCTCCTTGAGGGACGCGAACCCCAGTGGCTCCATGAAAGCATGAACTATGAGCGAGCACTAGAAAACTACGTCATCGTCAACATGCCACCTGAGCACGCCAAGTCAATGACTTTGACAATTAACTACGTCACCAAGTTGATTGCCACAAATCCCAACATCCGTATCAAGCTTGTTTCTAAGACTCAGTCAATGGCTAAAGACTTTCTCTACGCCATCAAGCAAAGACTGACAGCACCATCCTTTGCCGAACTACAACGGCGCTACGCGCCTGTAGAGGGCTGGAAAGCCACAGCTGATAAATGGACACAAGATGCGATTTACCTCGAGCGTGACTCAGGCGAAAAAGACCCAACGGTTCAGGCTCTTGGTATTGGTGGTCAAATCTATGGCGCACGTGCAGATTTGATTATCCTTGACGACTGCGTTACCTTGGCAAACGCCAACGAGTATGAAAAGCAGTTGCGCTGGATTCAGCAGGAAGTACTCACGCGTGTCGGACCAACAGGTAAAATCTTGGTGGTCGGCACGCGCGTAGACCCGATGGATATGTACAGGGAAATCCGTAACCCTGACAGATATCCTGACGGAAAATCGCCTTGGACCTATTTGGCGATGCCAGCGGTACTTGAGTTTGCCGAAGACCCTAAAGACTGGAAAACACTCTGGCCTAAATCAGACCATCCTTGGATTGGTGATGATGTTGAACCAGATGCTGATGGTTTGTATCCTCGTTGGGATGGAGTACACCTTCGCCAGAGGCGCAGTGTGCTTGACCCCAAGACCTGGGCAATGGTCTATCAGCAACAAGATGTTGAGTCGACAGCAATCTTCTCAGCGGAATGTGTGAGAGGCTCTGTTAATAACTTAAGACAGGTTGGGCCATTAAGTCCCACGATTCCTGGACATCCTGACTTAAGAGATAATTTTACTGTTTGCTCAATGGACCCCGCTATGTCGGGTGATACATTCTCAGTGGTACTGACAGGTGACGCAACAACTCAAAGACGTTACCTTGTAGACGCATCGCGCATGCCAGCTCCGACACCAGAGCAGATTCGCTCATTGATTAAGGCATGGACCGAGAAATACCGTCCCAAGTTATGGGTCATTGAGAAGAACGCTTTTCAGTTGTTCTTGACTCAAGACCAAGAGATACGAGACTACTTAGGCTCTCGCGGTATTCGCTTAGTCGAGCATTACACAGGTCGCAACAAGATGGATGCCGAGTTTGGTGTGGCTTCAATGGCACCTCTCTTTGGTAACACTGACAGTTCTGGTAAATATATCAAAAGCTCCAGCCTGATTGAATTTCCGCGCAGTGACAATGAAAACATCAAGGCTCTTATCGAGCAATTGATTACATGGTCAGCGGGTACAAAGAACAAGCAAGATGGTCCAATGGCTTTGTGGTTTGCAGAAACTCAAATGCGTGACTACATCAACAAACAAGGTGCATATGGTGGTACCTTTGTAAAAAATCCTTTCGCCACACGCGGGCAGATTGCCCGTCGCAAAGTGGTCAACTTAGAAGAATATGCGAAGCTCGCAGAAGAGTTAGCAGCAAATGGAGGCACCATATATGGCACTCGATATTGAGGTCATTAGCACGAAGGTACGCAAACTACGCGACCACTATCACCTTCGTGATGCCCGCTATGCAGATTTGCTTGCTGTACGTCAAGGTAACATTCAACAGGTATTTCCTGATATGTTCTCATCTGACTATCCCAAGGCAATGGTTGCAAACTTTATCGATGTCGCTGCACGTGACGTAGCAGAAGTTATCGCACCACTACCAGCTTTCAACTGCGATACTACTAACTCTGTCTCAGATGCTGCTCGTCGTCGTGCTGACAAGCGCACCATGATTGCTGCAGGCTATCGTGACTCATGCAACCTTCAGACTCAAATGTACACAGGTGCAGACCGTTACTTAACATTCGGCATGTTGGCATTTATCATTGAGCCAGATTACGACAACAAGCGTCCAATGATTCGCCTCGATAATCCCATGGGGGCATACCCTGAGTGGGACCGTTTCGGCAAGTTGCTTTCTTACACCAAGCGTTATCAAAAGACTGTACGTGAGTTGTGTAATGATTTTCCTGAGTTGGAAAGTCAATTGGTTGACCGCTATGAAAATCGTAACTCTGAGCGTATGCTTGAAGTGTTTCGCTACCAAGACAAAGAAGAACTCATCCTTTTTGTTCCTGAGCGCAAGAACTTGATTCTTGAACGCGCCAAGAATATATTAGGTGAGATTCCTGTAGTCATCGCAGTACGACCAGGTGTCGACTCAGATGAGCACCAACGTGGTCAATTTGATGATATCATGTGGGTACAGGTTGCTCGCTCACGCTTTGCTACATTGCAACTAGAAGCAGCACAAAAATCTGTTCAAGCCCCATTTGCTTTACCTAACGACGTTAACGTACTTGAGATTGGCCCCGATGCAACCATTCGTTCTGCAAATCCTGAAAAGATTCGCCGTGTTTCTCTTGACGCGCCACCTTCAGTCTTCCAAGAAGCAGCAGCACTTGACCAAGAGATGCGCGTGGGTTCACGTTATCCTCAAGGTCGTCTTGGTCAGCAGTCTGGTTCTATTGTTACAGGTCGTGGCGTCGAAGCCCTCATGGGCGGATTCGATACACAAGTAAAAACAGCACAAGCTGTATTTGCTGAAACCTTCCGTCATGTCATGCGTATTTGCTTTATGATGGATGAAAAGTTATTTGGTGATGAAACGAAGGAAGTACGTGGCGTTAACGCTGGTGCTCCTTACGAAGTAACCTACACGCCATCTAAGGATATTAACGGTGATTACTGGTGTGATGTGACTTACGGCATGATGGCAGGTTTAGACCCCAACCGTGCATTAGTCTTTGGTCTTCAAGCACGTGGCGACAAACTTATCTCACGTGATTATCTCCGTCGTCAGATGCCGTGGGAGATGAACATTACATTTGAAGAGCAACGCATTGAAGTTGAAGAATTGCGTGACTCATTGATGCAAGCAGTAGGAGCAATGGCTCAGGCTATTCCCACACTTGCTGTGCAAGGACAAGACCCTACACGAATTGTTGCTGCAATTGCAAAAGCAATTAAAGGCCGTCAAAGCGGACAAGAAATTGAAGATGTATTGGCAGATGCTTTTGCTACCGAAGTTTCCCCCGCTGCGCCACAAGGCCCTGGTGAGGCTCAAGCCCCAGGTATGCCTCCAGCGGGGGGTCCAATGCCACCACAAGCACAAGGTGGTTCAACACTGCAAAACCTACTTGCAGGACTTTCATCTTCTGGCAACGCAAACTTAACAGCCAACGTTGCTAGAAAACAACCAGTCTAACGTTAACTGGTTGTAGTTCAATAACCTATAGGAGAAAAACATGGCAACAAAATCATCAATGAGTTCAAATGTCCCTAAGCCTAAAATGCAGGGTGGACATGGTTCCTCTGACGCAGTAACACAGAAGACAAAGATTCAACCAAAGCTTGGTCCTAATGGAACAGGTAAATCAACTATCAAGTACACAGTTCAGCCTTCAGGCACTAAAGGTACTGGTACAACAGCAGGAAAGCCTGGTTCAGTTAAATAATGTTTGAGGATGAGGAGCAGGCTGAGGTAGCCAAGCACGTGAATGTTTGGGATTTCTTTGCCCTGCTCGCTCATCTTATGGCTGAGATTTTCCACTCAGTCTCAGAAGCCTTTGCAGTAGGCAGAGGAATGTTGGAAAACAAAGCAAGTGTCATGGAAGACAAAAAGTTATTCCATGAATATGCAACCCGCACCATTGAATCACTACAAGAGGGAGAATAGGATATGCCACAGGCAAGTAAGCCTTCAACAACACCTTCACTTCCAGGAGCTATGGCTCGACGTACCGATGGCGGAGTAGCATCAAAGCAAGCAGCCCGTTATATCAGTGGGATGCCTAATTATGGCGATGGACAGGATTTAGCCAACCTACAGGCGCAAGCCCCTCTATCGGCTTCTGGAAGCCCTAAACCAGCCTCTAAAACAGCAATCAATGCAGCAGCAATGCAAAGCGCACAACCTCAGCAGCAAGGTCCTAATCCTGCTCAAATGATGCAGTCACAAGTAACTCCGTTGCTTGCTCCTACTCAACGACCTGATGAACCTGTTACACATGGTGCTGCTATGGGACCAGGTTCAGGACCAGAAGTACTTGGTTTCCAGCCAGGTCAAATGCAGCCAACAGGACAGTCAGCAAAGCAAATCGTGCAGTCATTAGCACTGCATCCTGATGCTTCACCTGAATTAAAAAACTTAGCGAACCTTTTAGGAAAATAATCAATGGCAATAGTCCCACCGCAACAGCAGCAGGGTCCTACCGTTGTTAGTCCTGGTCCTAATGTTGATAATGCAAATCAAATCGTTCAGAACAATTTGTCTGCCACAAACCACAATCCTGGTTTAGCAGGTGCAGCAATTCAATCAGGTAACCCTGATACTGCAACAACATTGTTTGCCAGTTCTCAAATGGCTCATACTGCTAATGCTGTTGATGACCACATTAAGACCTACAACTCTGGCGGTTGGATTAGCAACATTTTCAAAGATGCCAAAGATATTGGCAGTGCTCTCTACAAAGGCGTTACAGATATTCCTGTTGCAGGTAAAGCAATTGGCACTGCACTTAATTGGGCAAACAAGCCCTTGCAAGAGATTCAAAAAGATTACAAGTTTATTCACAGCCTTTATGCTGACCATGGATTAGGTGCTGGTTTACTTGGAACTTTAGGAGTTCTCGGTGGCGGAACAATTGGTTTCTTCACAGGTTTTGGTCCTGAAGGTGCAGCACTAGGTGCTGAAGCAGGCGCAGCATTAACACGCAACATTCTTGGTCGCGTAACTCCTGCATACAAAGATTCTTTTAATAAGTCAAACGACCCCAACTCTCTTATTTCTTTTGGTCGTGACTTGGCACATGGGTTGTCATATATCCCTGGTTTTCGCACATTGTCAAATACAAACCAAGGATTTGGTCAGATTGTTTCAGGCATTGCAGATGCGTCATTTGATTTTGAAGGTGACCCAATTGCAACTGCAGGCAGACTTAAGTCACAAATTGTACGTGGTGATTTTGTCGGTGTAGCACGTGATGATGCAGGAAACATTCTTAAAGATGTTACAGGCAAACCCATTGCTCGTGCAACGCTTCCTTGGGCAACATCAGGTTCAGGTATACAGAATTTTTTTCTTGCCAATTCAAAGAAGGTTGTATCTGCAGACCAGATTGATACTGCTCTCAACAGCGGTATTGGTGGCGGAGTTAATCGTGCCATCGATGATATCGTTGAAAAGGCAAAGAATCCTAAGACTGCTCCAGCAGATATTGCACTTACCTATGGTAATCAATTTGGATGGTCTCGTAACGTCGTTAACGCATTAGCCAAAGTTACAGACCGTGACCAAGTTATTCAAATTTTCAAGCAAGCAGTTTATTCAAAAGAATTAGCAGATTCATCAAACGATGCAATTGCAGAGTTTCGCCTTCCCTCAAAATCTTTAGGCAAAGTCTTCAGTGAAAACTGGGGAGTAGACCGTATTCGTAAAAGTGAACAAGGTACCGTTGTTAGCGAAGAGCGCAACTTATTGCTACCTTCACGTTCGCCTATTATGGAACCAGCGGTTGATGCGAACAAACAACTTATTATTGACCCCAATACTAATCAGCCGTTGATGCAGCCCAAGGTTGATAGTCAAGGTCGAGTAATGTACAAAATGAACCGTTCAATGTTCATGTCAAAAGACCCTGGTGTTGCCATGAACGCATTGGCAGCAAAGGTTCGTACATTCACTGGTCGTCGTCCATTGTCATTTGATACAGAGACAAATGAATTATCAAATCGTGAGATTGATTTTTCAGACCCTAACGTAGCAAAGACTTTGTACGATATTGGCTACCTTGCATTGCCACACAATGTTGCACTTGAACGTGCTAGCGATATTTTGTTAGAGCCTGATATGGGCAAGAAGTTGGCAAAACTTCATACGCTTAACCAAGAAGTTATTAAAGCTTATGGCCTCGGTGACACACAGGCTACTGCCATTCTTGGTGAAGCAAAGAAAGCAATTTCTGGCAATGAATTTGAAAGCGGTAACTACGGGTTTAATCAATCTAACCCTATTAACGCTATTGAACAATTGCCTGAATACGGTGGCGAAATGAAGCCAATGGGTATTGTTGCTGGTCATCAATACAAAGGTCAAATGCTTGACCTAAAAGAATTACGCGATGCGCTTCGTAAATCAAAAGCCTACGGTGCTATGTATGCCAAAGGTGATGACTTTTTTACTAAGTACACAAACCTTGTCTTTGCTCCATTGACATTGTTGTCTTCAGCATTTGGTCTTCGTGTATCAGCTGGTGAAGCATTGCATCAAGTAATGCGTCGTGGTCTAGGCAGTTACTTAAATGACGTTTTGGCTACAAGCCTTCGTCGCATGGACGCTAAATATCAGGCTTACCACAAAGATGCTATTGCTCAGGGTCTTACCGAGACTGACAAAGATGCCATCGAAGCAGGCAAGACCGATGTTCCCATTACTGAAAACGAGCAGACTAAAGAACTTCACCAAACTGAAATGACCATGAAAAGTGCTTGGCAACGTTCCAAGCAAGCCGTTGGTGATAAGCGTTCATGGAATGAAGTAGTTAACAATGTACGTGATGCACGTTACGCTGTCATGCCAGTTGGCTGGGTAGCAAATAAATTCCTTAAATCCAACTTGGTTCCCTACACTGTACGTCAAAAAATTCAGTTCATGGATGAGTTTCACCGAGTTATGGGTGTAGATGGCAGTACTGCTGGCGTTGCTGGTGCTCACCAAGCATCTGCTGATTTATACACAAAAGAACAAATTGATATGTTCACTAAGACTCATGGACATTCAAATGTTCCTGGGCAGGAACTTGCTGGTCTTACCAAAACAGACCCACACTTTCAAGATTACTGGGCAAAGAATCTTGGCATGGCTTCAATGGACCCAGCACAGCGAGATATTGCTCAAGCATATTTAGAAAATCTTAAGAAACCTGGGTTTAAGGCAATGAGTCCTAATGAGCAGTTTGCTGACCTTGTTGATGGTCAGGCTGCACGTATCAAAGACCCTGCCAAGTACAAAGACCTTCGCACAAAGCTAGATGGTTATACCAAGGCTGTGCCTGAGTCATTTGCTAAAGCACAGGTAGATTACCTTCAAGGTCTTGTCCATGGTTCAGATGGAACCGTACATACAGACCTTATTAAAAAGGTTGCCAATGGCGAACTATTTACAGGCAAGGAATTACGTAAACGTGACATCGCTTCTGCGCCGTCAGTAGTTTTAGGTCGACGTGTTCAACCTACTATGTCAGATGCACTACGACGTGCTGAGGAAATTGGTTATCGTCGATTTGTTAATCCCATTATGGATAACGTTTCACGTCACCCTTTGTTCATGGATTTTTATACACGTCGTCGTATTATCAATGATGATTTAGTAAAGATGGGCCTTATTGACCCAGAACAAGCAGTACGCAAATCTGCTATGGAAGCAACAAAAGAAATGATTCCAGCAATTCACAGCCCTGCTATTCGTAGCCAGTTCGCTGTCTTGCACCGTAACTTGCTTCCGTTCTACTTTGCTCAAGAGCAGGCAATGCGTCGTACTGGTCGTTTGATTCTTCAAAACCCACAAGCGTTTCGTGATTTTCAAATCATTAACCAAGGTATGAACAACCCTGGGTTTATCCATACAGATGCCAATGGTCAAAAGTACATTGTGTATCCTATGGTGGGAGAGTTTGGTAGTGCTTTAGTTCGTGGCTTGAACGCATTAGGTATTAAGCAATTTACAGGCTTACCTGAATCTATCTCAGGAACCACAAACTCATTGCTGACAGTTTTTCCTGAGATTAAAGTCCCATCTGTTGGACCGTTTGTTAACTTAGGAATGTCTGAATTGTCCAAAGTATTTCCTTGGATGGATAAGTTGACAGGTGTAGCCACAGGTGGTTTTCCTGCAACTAACTGGCAAACTGCTATCTTGCCTAACTCAGCATTGCGAGACATGTTTAACGCAATGACAATGGATGAACGTGAGTCATCTGTTTACAATTCAAAGATTTCAGCAATTGCTGCAGCTTACTATCATGGCGATTTGCCAGATAATTTTGCTTCGCTATTGCCAGAACAACAACAGTTGTATTTAGACAAAATTGAACACAATGCCCAATCTAATCTTATTATCAAAGGCTTGCTGTCGTTCTTCTTACCACTGTCTCCATCGGTAAGCAACGACTATGTTGACAAGAATCTACAGTCACTTCGTTCTGAATACTTGAATTTGTTGAAAGCAAAAGACCCATCAACTGGAAAGCCTTACACGGCTGCAGCAGCATTAAACAAATTTATTCAAGATAACGGAACCAAGGCTCTTTCCTACACAGTTGCTCGTACTACCTCTGGTAGTGGCAGTGCTTATGTGCCTTTGTCAGACCAAGCATTGACATGGATTAACTCCAATAAATCTTTAATTAACAACCCAGCGTATTCAATTGCAGCACCGTATTTGATTCCTCAAACAGGTGACACTACAGATTCTCTACAGGTTGAACAAAAGATGCTTGCAAATCATTTTAGGTCTAAGGCTACTCCTCAAGAATTTCTTAGTTCTTTGTACGTCAAAAAGGGTTGGCAGGACATTGCCCCTGAGTATAGCGCTTATCAATCAATGATGAATGATGCTCGCAAGGCTGGCAATAAGAACATGATGTATCAAATTACTCAAGCATGGAAAACTGTTAGCGCAAACTATGGAGCAAATAATCCCATCTGGTATGCAGATTACAACAATCCAACTCGACTTGAATTTGCACAAAATGCTGTTACTCAATTTCAAAAGATAAGTGAAAAAGGTTTGATTCCCAATACCGTTGAAGGTAATGGAATTAAAGATTTGCTTGCAAACTATGATTATTACCATCGAGGTTTGATTGCAAATACATTGCCAGGTGGCAAACATTCACCAGGATATGGCTTAATTCAAGATGCTTGGTTTACTTATTTGGATAGCGTCGAAGCATCCAATCCACGACTACAGAGTGTTGTAACAGGTGTTTTTAGGAGAGTGAAATAATGGCTGGTCCAGGTAAACCAACAGTGACAATTAACCCCAATGGGACTGCACCAGTGGCTACTGGAAATACTGGGTCAGTTCTTCAAATGCAACAACTTACCAGTGGCATGACTGATGGAACGGTTGGAGCATTTCAATATCAGCCTAAAACAACTGATACCAGTTACCTTACTCAAACTTCACAACCTGATATTGCAGCATTGGTTAACTCGACTATGCAGCAATTACTAGGACGCAATGCCACTCCGCAGGAAATATCACAGTATGGTGCAGAGTTACTTGCAGCTGAAAGACAGAATCAAGGAACATATCGTCAAGAATTGTCTTACTCTACAACAACTGGCAAACCTCTTCAGGCTACTGGTCAGCAAACAACTACAGGTGTAGACCCATCGGCTTTCTTGCAAAACCTTATTTCTGGTTCAGGAAATGCAAAAGAATATCGTGCTGCAACTCAGTACTTTGACGGAATGATTCAAGCGTTGCAACAACAGAAAGCACAGTGATATGGCCATTGACGTAAATGCTCTCATCAAACAGGCAGAAGCCGAAGGCTCTACAGCCGAAACTAAAAATGTTAAAAAGAAGCCATCAATTAAACTTCCTGCTGGAACCCATGTTGAAAATAAATTTAACATTAATGCTTTTGACCCACGATTTCCCAATGGGTTTGTTGATGTAGTTGTAGATGATAAAGGCAATACTGTTGGCTTTGTTCAAAATGGCAAGGTGATGCCTAAGTTAATGCCAGACAATCCTGAAGAGCAAGCAGCGATTCAGGAACAACGAGCTAAAGCAAAGTCTCAATCAGACAATGTAAAGACTGCTCAAATAAGCAGTTTTCAATATGCTCAATCTCTTCAATCTACAGCTGAAGAAGAATATAACAATTTAATGTCACAGGCAAAACTTATTGCCCGTGGTAATGCAAGTCCAGATGCAAAACAAGAATTAGAGAATACTGCAAAACAGTATGAATCAACGCTTAATGCTATTAAATCTGGCTATCAAAAATCTGGTGCAATTAATGGAAATATCGCCATTGATAATACTGGAAAATTGGCGGAAGGAACATCTTATGTAGACCCTGCCAAGCCAGAAGCAGGAGCAATGGTTGTCACTAAAACAGGTGTGCAACCAGCGCAACAACCAAATGAAGAGCAAGCAACAAAAAACTTTCTTAATCAAGCAAACCAAACAATTCCATTGCCTGGGTCAACTCCCCTCAAAACCCCTACTGGAAATACCGCATCTACTGGTCCCACTGGGTCTATCGGTTCTACCAGCACTAGTACTGGCACAGGTACTGCAACAGGCTATGGCAAGATTAAAGGTCTAGTTACCTACAATGGTGCTGCGCTTACAGGCTACAACCCTAATGATGGCAAGTATTACAACAATGGCAAACTTGAAACTGATGCTCAAGTCAAGGAAGATTTCTTAGCTAATTATGGTGAACAAGCAAAGTTCATTATGTCCATCCCAGAGTTGGGTGGCAAAGGTGGTTTGCTTGACCAGGCCATTAATAACAACTGGGCTCTTGGTCAATGGCAGGCAGCGTTCTCTAATAGTAAATGGGCGCAAGCAAACCCTGGCGATGTTGGCCTTGCAGAAATCAAAAGACTTTCCACTCCAAAGCAATACAACATTGAATACAACTCTGCCTACGACAGAGCACAAGCATTAGCACAGCAATTAGGCGTTAAATTGACACCACAGCAAATGGGACAACGCATTTCCGATGCTCAAATGGAAGACCCCAATGCTGCGCACGTTGACCCAAAGGCAATCTCCAGTGGTCAAGATATTGTCAACTGGATTATGCAAAACCCTAATGCTAGCGACTCTCAGATTCAACAGCATATGGCTAAGTATGGCACCGTTGACCCACTTGCTAAAGGTGGTCAAATTGCTGCTAGTGTAGAGCAATTAAAATCTCTTGCACAGCAATATGGCGTTTATGGTCAATACAACAATCAAAACGGTGGCAATTATTTTGACCAATACGCATTGGCTATGGCACAAGGTGACCCTACCAAGAACATGAACGCTGCAATGGAAGAGTACAAGAACGTTGCAATGAATACCTACAAGCCATTTGCATCACAAATTGCTGCGGGTTCACTTGTTTCAGACCTTGCAAAACCATACACAAACACTTTGGCAAATCTCCTTGAGATTGACCCTAGCGAAATCAACTTGGGCGATACAACAGGTTATGGCCAAATGGTCAGTAAAGCAATGCTTGGTGATGGAACAGCTGCAACAAATCCTATCGACTTTGCAAATAGCGTTCGTGCCTTACCTCAATGGCAAGGTACTAATAATGCTAAAAGTACATTACTTGATTTAGGTAATCAATTGATTTCTTCATTTGGATTTAAGGGTGGATACTAATGGCAGTTGAGTCGCTTAATACTTACAATTCACAGGTACCCACTTACACAGATACAACTCCTACAACAGACACATCTGTGGGTATATCAAATCAAACTTACAGTGAGCAGGTTCCTGGGTCTAG